GGCCGACAACCCCCCCCGGATAACGCCGGCGGAGGACCGAAAAGAAAGCACTGATCCTTGCGCTCAACTGGCCTTGGGTGACAGGCGGCAGGTAGCGGTGATCGGGCTGGACTGGCCAATCCAGCAGCAGCTTGGCCAACTGCTGGCAGCAGGGATGCACCAGCCGCTTGCCCTTGCTCTCGGCCAAGGTTAGCTCATGGGTCTGCACGTTGAAGTCAGACTCGGTCAGGTTGGCGGCCGCCATCAATCTTGCCCCGGTGTAGTGGCTCACCGTCACGCAGAACCGCACCAAGGGGTGAGCCTTCTCAAGCTCGGCCTTTAATATCTGCCAATCCTCGTTTGATAGTATCGCCCGCTCCACCTTGGCCACCTTGGGTAGCACCCCCTTGCCATGCCAGTGGCAGTCCAATTTCAGCTTATGGGTCTTTTTCTGAAAGTTCCACACGGCGGATAATAGGTGGGCGAAATGTTCCAGCGTCGAGGGGGCGTAGCTGTCCTTCCAGCAAACCATCGCCTTCTGGCAGGCCACGTAGGTGGCGTCGTGCAGGAAGGAGATACGCTGGTCGGCCAGCATGACCTGGAGCATGGGGAGCCGATGGCGGGCGTTGCCGATGGTGCGAGCCGTGACGGCCCCCAGCTTGTGGCGGTTCTCCAGGTCGGCCAGATAGGCGCGGACGGCGTCATCCACGCGGACAGGCGCACCGGGGCGCTCCAGGCCGTGGTATAAATCGCTTTCAAGGTTGCGGTAGTGGGTAATTAAGTCCTCGACCTGCCGTGGCGGGCGAGCCTTGCCCTCGTGGTAAACCTTGGTGGTGATACGGCGGGTGCGGCCACGGTCCGCCCATTGGATATGCCACATCCGCCCGATCTTGACTGCGCAGGCCATGGCTATTCCTTGAAGTAGCTGTCCCCGCCGTGGACGATGTTTCGGCAGTACTGGAGGAAGGGAGGCAGCTTGATGGGCTGGCCGGGCGGCTGCTCAATCAGGTTCATATACTCGCTGATGGCGCGGGCGAAGAACCTGTTCCCGCTCATGCCCATCTTGTCGCTGAACCGCAGCCACGCTTCCCTTTCCACCTTGGTCAGGCGGATCGAGATGATGCTGGAATACATGGGTCTATTCTCTTGTTTTTTTGCCATACCTGCATTTTGCCATTGTTTGGACTACAGGCAATATATTTTTACCTACTTTTATTAACATTTTGTTCACACCCCTGCTGACAACTATTTTTGCCCAAACAAACAATTTTGTTGCCAAGTTTAGTTGAAGCAACTAATCACCTCACCCATGGAGCAGTTGGAAAACAAGACATGGTGGACGCTGAAAGAACACTGCTCCTACTTCGGCCTGAAAAATCTCTTGGCCGCCCGCCGCTGGTGCCACCGCCGGGGCGTGCGCATCGCCCACGGCATGGTGAACAAGAACGAGATTTTTAATTTCCTGGCAGGGACGGCAAATGTACCACGGTCTTCTTTATACAAATGTATATTGAAAAATGAAACCCAAAAACAAGGAGATGAAAATGGACACAACACGACTAACATTCGGAACCATCAAAATCGAGAGCAAGGATCACAGCCTGATGCTGGGCATCAGCCTGCCCTTCTTTATGGCCGAGCAGCTAAACGGGCAACTGGTGCCGGAGGAGTGGGAGGACAGCATAGCGGAGCAGGTTTTCAAAGGTCGGGACGTAACCATCTGGTCGGGGCGGTTTGACTTTCCGGGCATAGATGAACAGCCGTCAAAAGGGAGCAAGGGGGGAAAGGGAGCTGGCCAGCTATTTGCGGGAGCAAGGCTGGGTCAAGGCAAGGCGAAGCCAGCAGTACGCGGGGAACCCGGAGGGTTTCTCGGGGGATGTGGTTTGCGGCAACTTCCCCTTCCACGTCGAGGCCAAGCGGTGCCAGGCCTTAAAGCCCGAGGAATGGCTAAGACAGGCAAAGTCCGACGCGCCAAGCGGAAAGATACCAAGCGTCTGGTTCCGGCGTAACGGATCAAAGAACTGGATGGTGATAATGAACGCGGATGATGTCTGCCAGATCGCCAGAGAGTTGGCTCCTCCCCTGCTGGAGCGTCCAACTCTTGCCGTAAGTGTAGCTCAACCAACCACATTAGTAGTCAAGGGCGAAATGATTTCAACCAACCCGAACAAACCATAACCAAGAAAGGAACAAAAACAGTGAGTCTAACATTAAGTGAAACTGAAAGAGCAGAACGCAAACCCATCGAGGCTGGATCGCACCGTGCGGTGCTGTACAGCCTTGTGGACCTTGGCACCCAGAAGTCGAATTGGGACGACAAGGAAAAGTGGCAGGCCAAGGTACGGCTGACCTTCGAGTTGCCCGACCTGACCGACGAGTTTGAGGTGGTCGAGAACGGCAAGACCACGAAGGTGGAAAAGCCTCTGGTCGTCTCGACCGAGAAGACCCGCAGCCTTGGCCAAAAGTCGAGCCTTCGCCAGCTCCTAGAGTCCTGGCGGGGTCAAGCCTTCACCTCGGCGGAGCTGAAGGAGTTCAGCCTAAAGAACCTCTTGGGCAAATCAGCCTTGGTCAACATTGTCCACAAGGTCTCGGCACAGGGTCGCACCTATGCCGCGATTACGGCTGTCAGCAGGCTCCCCAAGGGCATGAAGGCCGCAAAGCCCTTCAACGAGCCGGTCTATTACGAGATTGAGGAAGGCGAGAGCGGTGCTTTTAGTTACCTGCCGGAGTGGTTGCAGGAGAAGATCCGCGCTGCCAAGGAGTTTAACAAGGCCAAGCCAGTGGCCGTGACCGCCAGCCAAGACAGCGACGAGGACACCGATTCGGTGCCGTTCTGATGACTCTTACCATTACACATAAGGAGCCGTCCACCACGCGGCTGGTCAAGACCGAGGAGTCGGGCCATTGGTACACGGAGGACGGACAATCCGCCCACGTCATCATCGGCGCCAACGGCAAGGAGAGGAACACCACGGTGGCGGACGCGAGGAAGCTAAAACTTCTTCCGTCCGTCACCAGCGTGTTGGGCATCCTTGAAAAACCCAACCTCACGGCATGGAAAGTGGAGCAGGCCATCCTCTCCTCCCTCACCCTGCCCCGAAACGACGGCGAGGATCTGACCGAATACGCCAAGCGATGCGTGGTGGACAGCAAGGAGTCCACGACCAAGGCGGCGCAGCACGGGACCGATATGCACGTTGAGGCCGAGAACATCCTGCTGGGGCGCGAACACACCAAGGAACCCGCGCTTCAGCCCTACATTCTGACGTTCAAGAAGTGGGCCAAGGAGAACGTGGTGCAGACCTACTGGTGCGAAAAGGCGCTGGTGGGCAAAGGCTACGCCGGGCGGTGCGACGCCATGGTGGAGCTAAAGGACATCGGGCCTGCGCTCATCGACCTCAAGAACCGCAAGTACAACCCCAAGTACGAGCCGTTCTACCCCGAGAGCGACCTGCCGCAACTGGCCGCCTACCGCGACGTCTGCGACGAGAAGGACATGGCGCTGGCGTGCGTCTCGGTGGTGCTGCCCAGCAACGACCCGACCCGTATCCTGACCAAGCAGTGGGAGGAGGAGGAGCTGGTCGAGGCCAAGCACGCTTTCCAGAACTTGCTCAAAGTCTGGGCGTGGCTGAAGAACTACACCCCTCCGGGGATGGAGCTTTGACGCCTCCCACCATAGGCGAACTTGGCGAGGCGGCCGCCGAGATTGTCTGGCGGGTCATGGGCAAGGGGTCCGCCAAGTCGGCTTATGGTGAGTGGTTTCAAAAGGATCGCCCGACCTATGACTACCACATCCAACGGGCGATCCGGCACAACGCCACCGCACAGATGCAGATTCACCTGAACACGCCCCAGCCCGACGAGAACGGCGAGACGGCGCTAGACCATCTGGAGCGGGCGATTGTACGGTCCCTCTTTGCCTGGGCGCAGTTAAAGAAGGAGCTACCTCGGCTATGAGATGGCGCGAACTGGAGTGTGATTTTACCCACGAAGGAACTGCCTACGGCGCGATGGCCGACGTGGATGTCCTGACCGAGGAGAAAGACATCGGCCCAGAGGGCTTTCGGCAGCACGTCTTCGCAAAGGTGCCGGTTGAGGCGGTGGTGGAGAACTTGCGGATTTTTAATTCCAGCGGAGACCGGCTGACTACGATTGACCCGGCTGTCGTCCAATGCGCTACAAATGAGCTTGAAGACCTGGCCTGCCGCCAGACATGGAAGTTACCGGCGTGAAGCGGGCGGTAGTCACAACGGCTTTTGGGGACAAATGGGAGGAACTTCTCAAAGTCACCCAGCCACGCATGGATGCCTACGCCAAGCGGACGGGGCAGGACTTTTTGGCCATTGCCAAGCCGCTGACGGAACCGGCGCAGTACACCAAGTCGGTCATCGCAAACTTTATGGCCACGAAGGGCTACGAGCAGATCACCTTCTTGGACGCTGACGTGCTGGTGACGGCGGACTGTGAGGACATGGGGGAATCGTGCGGATCGTTTAAGGCTTTTGACGAGGGTGCCTACCTAGATCGCAAACCCGGCATGGTCAGTTTGGCTTCCGCTTTCGGCGGCCATATTGAACCGCAGTTTTACGTCAACACGGGCGTCTTTGTCATAACGAACCGCGCTATCGGCATTCTTTCAATGCCGCCCCTCGCCGTCCACCCCAACCACTTTGGCGAGCAGACGTGGCTTAACATCATGGCGCACTTGTGGAAGGTCACGCTGGAAGACCTGGACCCGGCCTATAACTGCATGACCAGCGTGGAGGAACACTTTGGGCTGAACCGTTACGCCGACGCCAAAATTATTCATTACGCCGGGCAGTCCACCGACATGGACAAGCTGATCGAGACGGTCAGGGCAGACGATGAAAAGCTGAAGGCGGCGGGGCGATGACCTTTGTCAAGGTGGTCGAGGAGTGCGGGCGGTGGCGGCTGCACACCACGGCAGGCAATCCCATCGGCCCGCGCCTATGGGGAGCCGAGCCGCCCAACGGGCTTCCTCCGCTCACCGATCTGTTTGAGGACAAGCAGGCCGCGCAGGACGCGGCCCAGCTCTGGAACCTTTACGCCGCCTGGTGCCAGGAGCGGTCAGGCAAAACCCGGAAGAAACAATGGACGCGGACGCGTTAGTCAAGGGAGACGTCAATGAACGTTACAAGCAGTTGGCAGGCGAGGTCGCCACTAGGGCGATTCTGGACATTCATCTGCTCAACCGCAGAAAGATTCTTAAAGGTCTCAAGATCATCGGGCAGCCGCGTCACCGCCTCTCCGACTGTCTTTGCTATCGTAAAGTGCCGGCGATCAAACGACTGGTCCGTGATTTCAAGGACGGGACGGTTCTGTTCTGGTGCCGTCTTGCCGGGGCTAAAGTGGATCAGGCAACGCTGAACCGTCATGTCGCAGGGAGATACCAAGCGTGAGGGACATCTTCGAGTTTCTGGCGGCCGTGGCCCTTATGACGTTTCAGTTGGCGCTGATATTTGGCACGTTGGCGGGAGTGTTTCTCTTGGCGTGTTTTGCGCTCGGATGGCTAATCGAGGCGATCAGGAGACTCAAATGAGACGCACCAAGGAACTGCCCACCGTCACAATGCGGCACGTCAGGGATGTCACCTGCTGCGAGTTACAGGTAGATTGCGATGACAAAATTTATGCGGAGCTGGTCAAGTTTGGCCGAAAGAAAATCCTTGGGGACCGGAAGGCCATGTTTGAATACGGCTTTAAGCTGGCGCTGGAAGCCGGGTTGAAGCGGGAGAAGCGATGAGCTGGGAGCAATACTGCACGCTCCAAGTGGACGGCAAAACCATCCCGCCTGGGCGCTGGTCCTTATGCAGCGAGCCAGAGGGAGACTTTGTATCCTACGCCCTCATCTACTACTTCGATGAGCGCGGGCTTGGTTATGGAACCCATGTCGAGGACTGCGTAATCACCGACCCCGTTTACGGGCAAGTGCATCCCCGATGCTCATAAAGAACCCACAAATCAGCGAGGACGATGTGAAATTTTTCAGATTGATGCTGGAATCCAACGCCGTTGAGCCGGGGCTGCTATTCCCCCTCGCCCTTGGCCCCAAGGCATGCCTTCTCAACGTCATGCTCTACGACCGATTTCACGGCAACGGCTGGAAGCTGAACCTTTTGACAGGGAGGTACGAACGTGATGCTTCAGTTAAATCCTGAAATCTGGATGATGACGCCAAAGGGGGAAGGCTTGGCTATCCTGGCCACCGACTACGGCTGCGACCATAACAAGGTCTTCACCGTCCTTCTGCAATCGGGCGATGTGTTGGATTTTGACATGAAGGACTGCCGCAGATGCGAGAACCCAACCTACGGGCTAACCCAGATGCCCAAGCCCCCGGAGCCGCATTACCCATGAGCCATGACAGCACCAAGTGGCTGGTCGAAATTCTCGACCGGATCAAGCGCAAGCTCGTCAAGGAGCGCGACCGCGCCGAGACCAGCCATGCCCCGCGCTTTCGGGCCATCCTAGCTGACGTGGATGCAGCGAGGTTGATTGCCAAGGAACTTTGCAAATGAAGTACCTTTCAGTCTGCTCCGGCATCGAGGCCGCCAGCGTGGCGTGGGAGCCCTTAGGCTGGACGCCGGTTGCATTTTCAGAAATCGAACCATTCCCGGCCGCCGTGCTGAAGCACAGATGGCCGGAGGTTCCCAACCTGGGAGACATGACAAAGCATGAGCAATGGAACATACCAAGCGGAACAGTTGACCTTCTGGTCGGGGGAACCCCCTGCCAATCCTTCAGCGTTGCAGGACTGCGCAAGGGACTCCACGACCCACGCGGCGGACTCATGCTTACGTTTCTTGAAATTGCTAAACGTCTCCGGCCTAGATGGATTGTCTGGGAAAACGTACCCGGTGTCCTGTCAAGCAACGGAGGACGGGATTTTGGTTCCTTCCTCGGAGCGTTGGGGGAGTTGGGGTATGAGTGGGCATACAGAGTGCTGGACGCTCAATGGTTCGGAGTGGCCCAAAGACGCAGACGTGTGTTCGTTGTCGCACATCT